AGTTTTTCATCAACAACAGCACTCAGAGCATCTTTAAGAACATTAATGTCCATTTCTTCCTCCTGTGTGTCTCCACTTACTTCAACGGAAGTTGAAGTTATTTCTTCTGCGACATCGGGGACAAGCCATCCAATAAACTTTTTCAATAGACTAAGCTTACTAATTTCTTGTTCATCCATGTCAGAGATCTTATCATAGGTATTATTTAATTGCAATTCGGAATCATTAGTATTATTTACTTCTGACTCAATGCTCTCTACAATATCTGTTTCCATTTTCTCAATCATCTCCTTAATTGTATCAAAATATTGAGCATCTTGTTCATAGATACTCATTTTTGTTACTTTTTCAGCAGGATTATTTGGAACACAGTTTGGCACCATACTTCCATCCTTGCCTTTCTTTTCACCTTCTTGGTGATACCCATCCCAACACGGGCTCTCTTCTTTCTTAATTTTCTTTTTTGGCTTAAGCTTTGGAGAGCCAGAAGGGAAGGGGGGAACGGTTGGTGATGCAATACCATTTCTTGATGGGTATTTAGACTCTGCATTTTCTGTTGTTACAGATGCATCTTTTTCAACATCTTCACAAGAGTTGCAGCCGCATTCGCAGCCTTCGTCTTTCATCATATCTAAAATTGCATTCAGCAATTCTTCTTCAAAATCATTTTCTAAAAATCCTTTTTTCTTTGAGTTAGCGTATCGCTCAAGCAATCTGCGACCTTTTGCAGCAAGCCTTGCTGCATCTGCCATATCTTGAGGGACTGGCTCACCCCAAGCTGCAGCTGAAAGCGCAAGCCTTGTTGGCTTACCATTTGGCTTCTTCATTGGTCCAGAAGGGTTTGTAAAAAATCTAGTTAGGAAGGAACCTTTGCGGCGCATCTTCTCTGGGGTGTCAGCAGCACCACGAACACCTGGCTTTAGGTTAGCGCCTTCTGTTTCTTTAAAATGTCTTCTACCAGCCGCAGTAAGACCGCCCTTCGGATCCTTAAGAGGCTGCTTCGCTTTTGCCAGTTGGCAGTCAAGATCACAATCAAGAGCGTACTTGAGTAAACCTTCATCGTTTACTTTTACAATATCAATAATTGCCAAAGCATTTGCTGGGTTGTCCACAAGACTAAGTTCGCCAAGGACATATTTCTTAATAATGTTTACTGGCTTACCACGAAACATTTTGTCAGTTGATTCTGATTTTTCAATAACTTTGCCGCCGATTGAAAATGAGCGAAGGGTTCCGTCAAGAACTTTTTGCCAAGTATCTTCAGCGCCTTTTGAAATATAGGCTTCCACTTTAACAGCATTGTATACTGTCCCATCAGTGCCAGTAATAACCACTGGCTCATAACTGACAGCCTTGCCTACAGCAATAGGGGCATGCATTTCTCTGATGTTCCCACCCCAGTTTGCAAAAGCTTCTTTGGATGCCTCAAAGTCAACAATATCACCAGCTTTATCAATATTGTCGGCAGTGGCGATCCCCACAACAATCCGCTGTTCCCGCTTAATCATATCAATTGGGAATGAAATATTAAAATCTGACATTTACGCCTCGTGACCTACTAGCATATATTGTTTTTCACAATATTGCAAATCAGCCTAATGCAAATACAGCAACTGCTGATGAAGCGGTGACTACTTGAATGGTTGTATAATCACCATCAATTTCAATATACTCTGTTGACTCAGCTGGGAGCAATACTGTATATTGCCCATTGAGTTTAATATCAACATCGCTAGCGCCCTTGTTGTAAACATACAATTCGCTTGTGTGATGTCCAATATTTACAACACCATCTGCTGTCACTAAATTTTTGTTTGAATATACCAAACTACTTTCGCTCATTTTATTCTCCTTGATTAAATTTACTGGTTGAATCGTTGTTCACTCCAGAATCTTGATTTTGACCACGCTCCGCTTGGGCTCCATCTGCTCTTGGGTCGCTAGTTGCTCCATCACCAGTTGGTGACTTAGGCGGCTCAGATGCAGAATTGTTGTCGTTACCGAAAGGAGCGCCTGCGCCATTGCTGGCTGCATCGTTCTGCTCTTTTTTGACATTTGTTGGGAATGGTAGAACTTCATCGCCATCAAATCTTTCTGGCAAACCGATCTGACCTCTAACCTCGTTAGGTGTCAATACTTCTGTTCGCAAGTAGCGATCATTAATTCTTGATTGAATGTCTTCGTCTACCAGGTCAATCTTCTTAAGTTTGATTTGCATAAGATCTGTAAACTCAGCAACAATCCTATTCAACTTCTTTTCAATAATTGCTTGATCTGGACCGATTACTTGCATCTTAAAACTCTTATCCGCATCTCTTGACACAGCCAAGTTTGCGTTGTCATAAACACCAACTTTTGGCGCAGGAACTCTGTTTGCAACAAGAATTTCATCTCTGTTTGATTTGCGATATTTATCAAACGATGAATCTTGGACACCAGCTTCAAGCTTTTCAAACTTAATGTCAGTATCAGAACCAAGACTTGCAGGAAGTGGAATCACTAATGTTCCATGATTGCGACCTTTAACTTCATTTCTAAAGTAGTTAATCAATTCTTGTTTAGACTTATTACTAAGCTTTGCACCTTTAAGAATAATTGCATAACGAGGAATTGCTTTGTTTTCAAAATAATCAATATTGTATTCTTTTGCAAACTTGTCACCAATAATTGCCGTTGCTGCAGATACTGCAGATGGAATCCCGTAATATGTATTGTTTGGTGAATAAATTTTAAAATGAATTAACTCGTTTGGCTTTGGGTCATTATTGATTGGGTCAGGTGTCTCTTTGTCTTGAAACTGCCTAAAGAACACAGCTTGAATTTTATTTGTCTTTGCAATCTGCACATACCCGTCACGCTTTCTGCGTACACGAACAAGGGTTGCTGGGACATGTCCAATGTAGCCAATTTGACCAGCATTATTTCTGCCGATTTCAAGATAACCGTTTCCAACAGTAAGCACATCTTGCCAAACACGAACCATTGTTTCAATCAATGTTTCTTCAATATTCAGAGCCTCAAATGTTTCATCAAGAGTTTCTTTGATATCTTGATATTGTTGACGGAGCCTGGTTAACTTCTCTTCTCCGTTTTGAGCTTTTTCAATTTTTCTTTTAGCCTTCAATGTCTCTGTAAACTCATAACCAAGACCAACTGTATTCATAACTCTTGCGTTGATAGCTGCATAATGAATTGCGCTTTGATCGTAAAGACCAGCGAGTGTGTCCAAGTCGTATGGAGGATTTACAATGTCATAAAGTGAATAGCCGCTAACTCTTTCTGGGTCAATGTACTTAGACTGTGTTCCGTCTTCGCCTTCATGCTTTTTTTGTAGGCGCATAGCCTTTCTTTTCATTTTTGGAGAAAGGCTGTCAATTTTTACCAAATCAAATGGATCAAATGTTTCAGCTTTACTTGTAAAGCCCATGTATGAAATATCATCAATTTCTTGTTCAAGAATAATTGTTTCTTCAACCAACTCTGTTTTATTTTCCATTAGATCTCCTGTTTGAGAAATGTTCGTCATACATGTCTTCAAATGGATCGGCAATCAATCCATCATTTAGTCTTTCAACCTGATCGTCTTTTTCTGATGCTGAGATTTTTCTTGCACCAGCAACCCACTTAACCAAACCGTCTGCATCACCGCTCCAGTAGCGACCAGCTTCCAGTACTCTTCTCTCAACATCTAGGTCGTACATAAGACCTTCAGCGCATAGCACACCACCATCGCCATCAGATAGTGCTTCATCTTTTGAAGTAAAGTAAACGCACACGCCATGTGCACGCTCTGGAACCCAGATGTTGTTGCTTTTAATCATATTTGACGACATACGGTAAATTATACACCACTTTTGTTAAAAAGTGATGCATAAATGTTCAGATATCAACGAATTGGGCACGCACCTGTAGCGCAGTCATCCAATTCAATTGACAAATCAGTTGACATTTGCTGCAAAGGCACAGAAAGGTTTAACTTAGACACAGTCTTCTCGTAATCCTCTTTTGTAATTTCTTCATAAGGGGGCAATGGGAAGTTATGATCCACATGCAAAAGGAATGATACAGACTTAACGCTCTTATCATAATTCTTTGCCAACCATTCTTGAATCGCTGGCAGCTCTTCTTTGCGGTAATAGACGGTTACTGAAACTGCATTATCCGCCCACTCAGCCTGCATCTTCTTAACCCACTCAAGCTGCTCAATAGCAGTCATGTTTGCTGCCAACACAGCACCCTCTGGGGATTTACATGGAAACTCAACAACATATCGGCTGTGGTCTTCTCTACCATCCAACCCCATGTCCCAAGTAACTTTATAACCACGCTTCCTACACGCATCAACTAGCGGATCAACCGAGCTAAAACGAACTCTGCGAATATAGTACTGAGCAAAAGCAGGGTGAATACCAGGAGTCACGCCTGGGAGTAAGGACAATGTCCCAGATGGCTGAACGGTTGTAAGTCTTACCGATGGGTTCCAGCCATGCTCCTCACTGTAGCTCTTATCGTATTCTTTCAAATATTCATAGGCTGTTTTTAGCCAGCCAATTTGAATTTCTGTGCATTGCAAAATTCCAGTTACTGATTGCCCAAGCCTTCCATTTTTGTGCACAACAGTGTTTGTCTTTTCATATGGATACGAAAGTCTTGTAATCTGCTTTTGCACCATGTACAGAAGTCTTGAAATCTCCAAGAGTTGCGCTAGTGACTCAATGTTTGGCAAAAAGATTGTTGCAAGATTGCACGATTCACCATCGGCAAGTGCAATCTCTGCGCATGGGTTAAACCCTTCAATAGTTGGATCTGGTGATTTCTCACCAAGTCTTCCATGTGTTCTCGCAAGTTTTCTATTCAACAATCCGTATGGTTCGCCAGTCCCGTCATATCCCTTCCAGAACTCTGGAACAATCTCATCGTATGAGTCGGCGTAGATAGAGTTATTTGAGTTCGCTCTCCATGCAGGGACATTGCCGCTTCCCCAATTCTTTGCTCTAATAAACAACATGTCATCAGGATCACCAATTGCAATCTGTGCCGATCTGCGTGATGATCCAGAGACAACGATTCTTCCAATGATATTGCAAATATCAAGAACATCAATTGAACGAAGTTTCTTCCCAACCCTTTGGTCCAAGACTTTAGAAATATCTGCAATACCATCTACAAGCGCACCAGATCCAGAAGCTGTTCCGCCAAATGTCTTGAGTGGTGTTCCAAACTCACGAATCAGCAAAGTTGAGTATGTAAAAGGTTTACCAGTTACAAAGTAAGACTCAAGCACTTTATGAAGCAATTCTCTCCAGCCCTGTCTTGAATCAGGAACAATGAAATCAGCATCATTTGTTTTTTCAGCCGTGATGTAATCTACCTTTTTAACTTTTGGCAGATCATGAATTTTTGAACGCTCAACAGAAAAACCAACTCCACCACCAAGCATTAGATAATCAAACAAAAGTTCAAAGTCTTCAATTTTTTCAATGTTTGTAAAAAAACAATTATTGAGAGAAGTTCCTGAGAATTTCTTTACAAGAGGTGTGCCGAGTTGCCAAAGGGCTCTGCCTGAAACTGAGCACCTAAGGTTGAACATGTGATCAAACAGAGTTTCTGCTTCAGCTTGTGTAAATGGAACTCCAATTTCAATTGCTCCATCAATAATTCTCTTGATTGTCTCAACCCATGTCTCACTTCTGTCTGTTCCGTCAACCTTGCGGCTGTATGTTCTTAAATAGACAACTTCTCCAAGACCTCCAAAACCCCAAGGTGCAATTCTTGAATTATAGCTATTAATAAAATCCGATGTAAAAACTGACATAACATACCTCCAAAGTAAGAACAACCATCTTACCCTGCGGGCAGACTCGGTGCAACCAAAAATACCTAGGTCTAGGAAAAAGAATTTTCGTAAAAATTTATTCTTTCAAGAATCTTGTCTGCAACACTTGACCAAGAGTGTTCATTATGCAGTATGCGTGCAGATTGAATTGTATATTTCTTAAACTCATCATATTCTGAAACAACATGTGTCATAAGATCCATTAGTTGTTCCATGTCAGGGTATGCCCATAAGCCTGTGTCTTCACCATACTGATGACTATTCCAATCAGCATTTTTCATAGTGCAAGACAAAGGTATTGAATACTTTGCAAAATCGCTGCACCCAGTAGCATCTGTCACAATTGTTGGCATACCAGTGCAAATTGCTTCAAAAGGTATCATTCCAAAACCTTCACCACTTGTTGGATATACAAGGCAATGACATTTATGATAAAGCTTAACTAAATCCTCTGTAGCTAAATTTTCTGGGACACCGTAGATTTGAGGATGATTATACGCTGGGACTAATTCACCATTAATGTAACACTCAGCGTAACAAAATTTATTGTATTTTAATACTAATTGAAATTGATCATCGCCATCATATAAATCAAGAAATGCGTCAACTACCATTTGTGCATTTTTTCTTTTTGAATCACCGCCTACATGAAGGAAGTTGAATTTTCCAGTAAGCTCTCTATCAATTATTTCAAATTCATTTGAAATACCATGAGGTATTACATAGATGTTTGTATGAACATTATTTTTAATATAAACATCTTTTACAAAATTAGATGTAGCCCATATCTCATCCATTTGTTTCATATTGTGCATCCAGCCAACTGGGATCTTTGTTGACTCCCAAGGAGTGTAACCAACTTTATATTGATTTTGAAGCTGATAATAGTGAGGCTGACAAAAATTGATATGGTATGGAATTTCATTTCTATTGTAAAAAACAGCTACATCTTTTTCCATTAAAGCATTGATTGTGTTTACAGCTGCATTACTATAACCCTGGCTATACCAGGACATACCGCTTATATCAACACTGCCAGGGCTAAACCAGCTAATTTTTTTCATAGAATGTTATTTGCTTTTTTTTCTTTCTTTTTTAGGATTTGTATCGGCATCAAAGTTTAAATATTTTACACCATTTTCTATAAACTTATCAGCTTCTTCTTCAGAAATTTCACAAGTAACTGGCATGTGACTAAACATGCATTTTGAGGCTGCCATCCAATAGCCATTCATCTGTACTACAGAGATATAATCGGAATCAATTATCGCAGCACCGCTGTAATCGTCAGACTCTACAATGCCAATGATTCTCATTTTGTAAGTATATCATCCATTTCATTATTCCGAGTTGTAAGCTAAGCATACCAGTATACCTAGTATGCTTATTGTATATATGTTTAATAAGTATATAAGACTGCTGGCATGCTAGGCATGCGAAGCATACCAATGAATTTCAAGAAAATCAAGATGTTCTAAAAAAATTCTGGAACAGGAGATTTTTTTTGAAAAGTGTGAGAAGATGTATACATGATGATTGCTAATTTCTTTATATATATTCTATACATGATTTTCAATGCCTTGTGCATTAAGCTAGCTATTGACTGGGGTTTTAATCAAGATATCGGTTGGAAATCAGCACTTCTCTTTTCATTAGTATCAAGCATGTTTGTTGTACTTCATAAGTACAGGAACACAAGTAACGATGTTTCAAGTAAGTGAAATTGATTTTTCTTTCTTAAAACAAAAAAAAGTCTTAATATTAAGTGATACAGGTTTCCCTTATCCTTATATTACTGAAGTACTTCCTCACTTGTCTGAGTCCCAGATTTATATCTATATCTGCCCAGCTACAACTTCTAGATTTGTTCAGCTGTGGGTAAAAATGCATTTAAATAAAAAAGTTAATATTATTAAAGATAAACATTATAAGATGTTTTTTACAGAAAAAATAGATGATTACGAAATCATATTGTTTTTTGGAAAAGAAAAAAACGAAGAAAAAAGTTTGCTTCGTAAGCTTTTGAAAAGTATGCTATTGTCTTACAAAAATATTACAATTGTTACTGAAAATGGGATTGACTGCGATGAGAATTATACCTTACAACGGTGAAGAGAATCTTGA